CAACCTCTATGGGGTCACCGCCTATGGGTTTATTCGCCAACCTCAAACAATGCCTTGCGGTCTCAAGCAGCGAATAAGAGACCAGGTCTTCGGCACCAGGTGCGGTCTTTTCCATATCCATACCCGCACGCATTAAGAGCGCATCTGATGCAGCAGCACGGAATTTATCGACTTCATCAGCTTCTAACCGAGCACGGCCCATGTGTTTTTCTCCTTCAGTTCTTTTGCTGGAAACAACCTCATCAAGAATGAGTTTCCGGGCCTCATCTACGCTAACGCCATCTTTGATGAGTTTTTCTTCAAACTCTTCTCCGAGTTCTGTCTGTCTGCACATGTTTCTTATCTCAAGCACACGTTCACGTTCTAGGCGTTCCGCTTCAGATTTGGCCTTGGCTTTGGCATCCTCAACATCTGGCATGTCTTTTGGGACATCCAGTTTTTCAAGGAACCGCCATGCTTCTTCTTCCGAGGCCTCTTTTTTAAGGCCCCTGGCTTCCAAGAAAGCTCTAATTTTCTCGTCCATTTTATGACCTCCGTTTCTTTTTTGGGCCGCAGGCGCAGGGGCCAGTGCCCTTAACTTTGCAAATTTATCTGCTCCAATTGGGACCAAGGAAACTTCCCTAAGCTCCCATTTTTTGACAATCTTTATTGGTCCTTTGTAGGTTTTCCCTTCAATCTCTCTGGTTTCGCCATCTTTCAAAAAGATGGTCCGTTTTTTATCAATGACATATCCAATTGATACGTCAGTGACGTGTCTCTCTTGGACCTTGATCCACTCTTCCTCTGCAGTTTTAGAGAAATGGAGTGTCCCAAGGGCCTTGCTGCCACTCGGCTCTATGTCCCGAACAGATCCCTTGACGTCTTTTATGCTCCACCTGGAATGGCTATCCAGCAGGGGCACAGAACGTGTTTTAGGTAGTGTCATCCCGTTTATCAGTAGGACCTCTCGCACAGGCTCCCAGCGCTCAAAGTCGAAAACTAGCGTGGGCTCTTCTGTAGCCAACACTGCCTCAACTGTTCGATTTTCTTCATTAAGCGTTTTGTATTTTGCAAGCGGGACCGCCCTAAACGTCATCCCTCTTTCTTGCAGCTTTCTTATCTCTTCTTTATTCATCTTCGTCCTCCAAAACTGCGGGATTTTGTGCCAAACCTGTTGGAACATCCCAATCAAAAGAAATCCCATGGGCTTCGGCTAATTTTTTAGCTTCTGCTATCTCCCTGTAAATGTCGCCAAGATCCCTGCCACGTTTACGGGCTATTTCTTGCGGGGATGCCAAGCCGACCTTGCATTTATCAATATTAGCTTTGGTTTCCCTTAAATCGTCCACGGGCTCCATACCAGGCGGATACCACTCACCACGTTGATACCGCCAAGGCTGCCGCCAATATCCAGGTAGGTCTAATTGCCCTGTAAGCACGCCCCACTGGATGGCTTCACGCTTGATCGGTTCATAAAAATGGCGCACATGGCGCACATGCAGGGGCTTTAAATATTGAGCAAAATCTGTTCTGCCAACCCTGGAAACCGCCCAGCTTAACCCACGATAGTCGCCAGAAAGAAGCTCATATGGAACACCTGTGGCCACGGCAATCATGGTTAAAACAAGCCTGGTAAAGGGGTCAAATTGATTACCGGGATTTGGGTTTTCTGCAAAGGTGATTTTTTCGCCGGGGTCTAAGTAATCAATAATAGCCCGCTGCAATGTTTCTATGTTTTCTTGGGTGCTTCTTTTTTTCTGAAAACCTTCGATATCTGGGGTTTCGATAAATGCAAGAAAGCGGGCAGCCAGTTTGGCAACGTCTATGGTGGCCCCTATGTAATCACCAAGACTGTGAGCAATTAAAACCGCTGGGACAAAATGAGATATGCCCCGTAATTGGCCAGGCCGTTTTACATGAAAACCATGAATAACCCGATCAGCAGAAATGGGCACAGGGTTGCCATAACCATCGGGATCGGTGAAATAATATTTTACTATTTCACCTGTGGTCTTCTTGTATTCGATACCGCTATGAATATCATTACCGCTGGCTATTTTAGCGGGCGCTGTTAAATCGCTGGCTAGCCAATCCGCTTCATACATCTGAAGTGCAAATGGAAATTGTCTTCTTGAAGAATAATGCTTTACAAGCAAAAACTCCCCGCATTCGCAATCTTGACGTTTTGCAAGTTCGGCCATCTCGTCAAGGTGCATTCTTCGGGAGATATCGGCAACTTCTCGCTCTTTAAACCTCTCCCAAAAATCTTCAATTCGCTGATTTATAGAGGGGATGAGGTTACCTTCTTCGTCCCTCACTCTTGCCTGATATTGGATACCTGTACCAACTGTATAAGTGGCCAAAACATCAACAGCTCTTGAAAAATAAGGGAAATCTCTAACTAGTTGGCGTATTCTAGCTCTTACACGCTCGCTGGCATTGGCTATTAAGTCATTAACGTTGTCATCAATTGGATTCCATTCACCTGTGAGACGGTCAAGGTTAGCTGCTGCGTATCGTTTAGGACGCTTAACACCCAATAGCTCTTGGAGGTCTTTTTTGCGCCGAAGTTGTATGACTGTTGCACCCATTATTGATACCCTGGTGATGCAAGAGTTCTTGCTACAACTGCGCCACTAGCGCCAGAAATAGCCTTTTCCCTGTCAACTTGGCGTTTGACAAAATCAAGCCATTTCTGAATGTCCTCAAGGGAACGGAAAATCAACCAGGTGTCACCTTTCCGCACCTCTTTTGCCAAGACTTCACCAGCAGCTAGAGAATCCAGCATTAAATCATAGAGATCTTGCCACGTTGTGAATATTTCGGTAGCCATACCGTATTATATACGGCTGCTTATAATAAAATTGCTGTTTGACGGGAAATGAGGGGATTTTGACGGAAAATGAATATAAAAATAGGGGTTGACAAGGTTTGCCAACCCCTAGGTTTTATTTAAAATCTAAATTCTTCAGGGTTTATATGGACTGTTTTTTCATTGGGCCTTTCCAATTCGATTAACTCTATAGGAACAAATTTTTCATTTAAATCATTTTTAGATATAAACCAGCATTTAATATTGCCGCCCACTTCAAAATGTATATCACTTATATAGCCATTTTGATTAGTAACTATGTTTTTGGCTTCGGCACCTAAATACAAATTAACTATGTCAGATGTTGTTGTGAAATTCCACACACCAGATGGCTTTTCCACTTCTAAAACATTACTTTTTATCCAATAAGTGTGCCCAGTTTCACAGTCCATTACTTTAGCATTGACACAACCAATAATTGAAAAACCAATTTCTACTATAACCCCTTTACCGCCTGTTAATTTATTTTTAACTTCAGCGCCAACCATACTATTTATTTTGTCATCTAAAGATGCAATGCTTTCTTGGGTATATTCTCTAATATCTACTCTTTTTTTTATCGGCTCGATATAAGTTGTGGCAATCCAGGAATGTAGCGCTTTACTATGTTTATCGATACACCAAACTAACGGGAACCCTTTCCCACTGAACGATAATAACAATTCTTTCACATAACAAACATTCCCTGTTATAAGATTCTTAGCCTCTGTGCCAAGAAACCTGTTTAAAACATTATCTATATCAAAAGATAACCGTATTTTAGTTTTTGGCTGTTTTTGTATTTCTAATAAATCTAAATATTCCCACTCTGCCTTGTCTATTTCTTTGTGGTTAAACCAACCCATCATGTCTCCACTCTCTGGAAGAGCTACATCTGTAACAATACCCACTGCACCTGTTAATTTATTTTTTACCTCTGCACCCATAAAATCTTGAACTTTTTTGTGTAACATAAAAATCCTCCTTTATTCGTTTTTAGTTTCTATTTCTGTCGCCAAAAGTTTACCCAGCTTTTCTTTAAACTCTTCATCTTTTTCAAGCAGCGCCAACATTGCTTTTTTTATTATGTGCATCGGCATGTTTGCACCAAAGCTGTACCAATATGACCACTCATCTATTGCATCTGTATTTGATATCCAAATGTTGGACCGTTTTTCCCTTTTCATCGGGAAATTCATTGTTTCATGTAGACGTTTTAGTGTGTTACCACTAAAACCTGAGTATTTTTCGATTGCATCTATGCCCCTCAAAGTTTTTGACATTACCATAACCTCCTTATTGTTGGTTTTGTTGTTTTTGGTTTTTTAGTTTGTGTCGTAGGTGGTACAAACTCCGATTTTAAACCAATCGGTTTTTTTAATAAGTTTATGCCGCCAATGGGCCATTCAGGATCTGCTGTTGCTGCTGCTATTACCTCACAATCAAAAAGGTGATTATTCTTTCTCACCCTAACCCACCTTATCCTTTCTTTACTGTCTGGTCGCTTTTCTTCGGCGGTTATATGGTCTAAATATTCGCTGCTTACATCTTTAGGTAAGTATGCGGCCATAGATTTGCGCTCCATAGCCTGCTCCAATCTCCAAACAAACAGATCTTTAAATTTTTCTGTGTCTAATTGGATTATTTGCAATCCGCCTGGTATTGGTTTGCCGCTTGGTGTTCTGTCAAGAGGCTTGCCAACTCTTATTTTGCCAGATAGT